TAGCTTTGATAAGCAGATACTTAAACAGCAGGAACTCATCGTACTTAGCGGCAGTATAAATGCTGTCAACAATGCGGGCAATCAGGTCACGAACGCCGTCAATGCTCAGGAAAGCGCGCTTCAGGTCTGCGTCCTGAATCGTAACGGGGTACATGACACGCCAGTTCATCACATGGAAAGCAGAACGCACATTCGGCATATACCGCTTAAGCTCACGACCAGCGGCCTTTTCAGCAGAATACTCGAGAGGCTTAACAATGTCAACAAAGATTTCCTCAACGGTCTCGCCAAAGTACAGATAGCCTTTCTTCAGCGGTTCGTAGGGGTTATTGAAGGTAGCGGCCTTAACAGCCACAAGCGCGATACGGTTTACAAGAGCATTGATAAACTGGTTGGACAGGCCGGGAGTACCAAAAATGGCCTCACCAACTTTGGGAATATCCAGTTCGCGGGTAACTTCAGGGACAAGAGACTGATACTCCTGACTAGCGTTCTGCCGGATAACATTCAGAATGTCAATGGTGCTTGCATTAAGCGTAGTCTGTGCTACTCTATAGGGCATTTCTTTTTCACTCCTTTGTAGTAAATAAAGATTCAAATGTTAGTTTCTTCGGGCCATCGTCATGAGGGCTATCCGGTTCCCTTTCTTCAGGCCCATGGAAGAAAGCGTCCCGGTATTTCTTACGCCACGCTTCGTCCTGTTCTGTTAGCTGGCTATTGAGTCGGGCAATCTCATTAGCGCTATCACCGAAAGAATTAAGCGTGTCGGAGAAATCCTGAATAGTTGCTAGGGTCTCATCGGATGTGTCGTCACCCACCAGAGTGCGAATCCTGTTCATGAATTCATCAGTTGTGATAATAGGCATATTACAAACCTCTTTTCCAGTGTGGTTTTAGATAGAAAATGAATTTTGATTTTGATAAACTTCCGGGAGTTGGCGGAGTTGGCGGAACATAAGGCGGTGGTGGTGTCGGTTGGTCTGGTCCGATTGGAGTTCCGCTATTAAACCAGTTCCACCACCATGTAGCCGTAGCTTTTCTTCCCTCTAGGTCAAACGTTCCGGGCCTTTCAAAGTTTCTAAGCCAAACTTCAACAAGCACTCTAGGGTCTTCGGTCGAACTTTTATATTGCGCATATGTCATAGGGTTAGACCAAGGAAAAACAGCTATATAGTCGGCATTATCGTTCAGGAATAGAAGTTGTGCCCACCCATCATTTACATTGCCAACTTCGTCAGAGTAGTTAGGGCCAAAGCTGTCATAGTCCGAACCGCCGCCGTAGATGTATTTTCCTGCTGGGTCCCACTGTACAAAACCATAAGCATGGCCTGTATTTGGGCCACCCGGATACCCTATAAGAGATGAACCTTTGGGCACAACATAGTCTCTTTGCCAACGCCATGGATTATACCCACCCTCATGTCCAACATTTGCCCAAAAACCTAGAAAGGCTTGGAAAGTCCATCCCTCTCTTGCAAGTACGCCATAAGCAAGCATAGCGTTTTCCTGTGCCTGTCTGCTTTCTTGGTAAAATTCACCTGTCGCGGCGCAATGAAATGTGTATTCAGCAAGGCCCATTATTCATCACCGCCGTAAACAAAACTCACTTCAATACTGTTGTACTTTGCAAGGTCGATTTCTACTTTGTAGGTTTCTGTTCCTGTGATTTCAATAGCGGGTACTTCTGGCTCTTCGGCGTAGACAGTCTGTCCAGCCATAATCGCGTTAACAATGCTCTGTACTGCGTCATAGCTATACCCGGCTTCCCATAGCCGTCTTTTTCTGTCTTCATCATTTCCCCACTTCCCCTGAATCACTTCCATTGCTATCTCTTGATTCGTCTTCTGTTTTGCCATCTTCATCAACTCCGTTCAACTTTTTGGGGTCAAAGAATTTATTGAGTGCGTTTGAAAGGCCCGGAGAAATTCTAGAAAGATTCTCTACAATACTAGCTGTCTCCATTAGAATAATGTAAGTGCAGATAGCACCAGCCACCGGAAGTCCAATGTCTACTCCAACATAAGGGAAAGCATATTCGCACCCGTATCCAAAAATCATTGCGAGAAGTTCGCCAACTTTGTGGAATAAGCCCTGCCTCATGATTGAGCTATTTGTGGTGCCAGTGGCTAGCGCCTTTAACCACCCGGTAAGTACGTCAAAAGCAATAAAGCAGAAAGAGATTAAAACCGGAAAATACTTCAAATTATCACCCCCTTCCGCCCTTTTTCTTAATTCATTATATCATACTTGACGAATTTTGTCCATGGTGGTATAATAAATTATAAAGATATTGGAGTTGTTATTATGCCTAGATTCTATGACGGTACCAAACTTTTGTCGCTGTTGGATATTAACGGAAACAAACCAGAGATTTACATTTGCACCAGCAACAGAAGTGCTGGCAAGACAACCTATTTCAATCGCCTGTGTGTAAATGGCTTCTTAAAGCGCGGCGAAAAATTTATGCTTCTCTATCGTTTTGATTATGAGCTGGACAGCTGTGCGGAAAAATTCTTCAAGGATATTAATAGGTTGTTCTTTCCGGGATATACTATGTCTAGCGTAAAGCGGTATAAAGGAAAGTATCACGACCTTTATATTGAGCCAGACAAAGAAGGGGCAGAACCGCAACATTGCGGGTATGCTGTAGCATTGAACGGCGCTGATGTAATTAAGAAGCTTTCGCATCTGTTCAGCGACACTTCTAAAATGCTGTTCGATGAATTTCAGAGCGAGACAAATCACTACTGCCCTGATGAAGTAACCAAGTTCATTTCAATTCATAAGTCAGTAGCAAGAGGAAACGGTAAAATGGCAAGATACTTGCCGGTGTATATGATTGCGAATCCGGTAACTCTGCTGAATCCGTATTATGTTGAAATGGATATTTCATCCCGGTTGGATAACAAAACAAGATTCTTGAAGGGCAACGGTTTTGTCTTGGAGCAGGGCTATAATGCGGACGCAGAGCTTGCCGCAAAGGAAAGCGGATTTAATGCCGCATTTTCAAATAATAAGTATATTGCCTATTCCGGGCAGGGCGTATACCTGAACGACAATGACGCTTTCATTGAAACGCCTACGGGACGTTCCAGATACCTAGCCACTCTTAAGTATAACAATGGTGAATATGGTGTTCGTTCTTTCGATGAAAAAGGTGTTATCTATATCGACAATAGGCCGGATATTACATTCCCAACTAAGCTTACAATCACGACAGAAGACCATGATATTAACTGGGTAATGCTCAGAAAGAATGATATGTTCCTCAATCAGCTTAGATACTTCTTTGATAAAGGATGTTTCCGTTTCAAAGATTTGAAGTGCAAAGAAGTCTTGCTTAAGGCTTTGAGTTATTAATGGTATTTGCCTGTGTCTTTTGCATGAACGCATTGTACAGGGAACGCTGAAACTATGCGGTACAATGTAAGAAATATGCGGTCAACATCCCAACCGCCATGTGAAAGCATAGGTTATAAATACAGAAGCCCTATAGGATTTACCTATAGGGCTTTGTTTTATCTGTCTTCGTCTGCTGACGCTAGGATAATAAGAGCTAGGATAATTAAAGCTAATAGAAGTCCTTCCATTAAGTACATACGGCTAAAATCACCGTCCCCTTTCCAAAGTGAAACTCTCTACCGTCAAATAGGCATATGGTAAGATAATCTTCGGATTGAGTATCAATCAAAATTGATTCACACGCAAAGGTTTTTATCTTGCCTTTGTCTATAACTTTTATTGTCATTTCTTACACGCCTCTCTGTAATAGTGGTCTATGTATATTCTCCAGCAATGAGTGCAGTTAGAACAATACTTAGAAGTGTCAAATTTTCTAGGGACGCATGAGAATCCTGATATTGATTCCATCATTTCTGCTAGAGTGTCCACGTCCATAGCCAATATTTTATTGGCCATATCTTTGTATTCGCTTCTCATGTTTTGTCAACGTAAGTGGCCGCTTCATCAGCTACATGAAGTAACCATGCAAGCCTGTTCCAGTTGTAAACATCGGATGGTTTATTGTATACCGAGTTATCCCATGCTCCCATGTGGTGCAGAATTGCAGTAGCTTCATCTGGCTTAAGCGGCATAAAGGTCTGAACAATGAACATTGATTTTGCGCCGTGTGCTCCGAATGGTAGCTTCTCATCAACTGCATAACAAGGCAATGTTTCCCAAAGCCCGGTGTCAAGATTCTTTACATTCCTTGTAGATGCTTTGTATGTATTTGCTTTGCAAACATCGTGAAACAGAGAAACGATAGCGGCAGATTCATTTACTACTTTTTCGTGAGAGGGCCAATAGAAGTTAAGCAGGTCGAACATTCTGCTGTAAACATTTAGAGAGTGTTCACACAAGCCACCTTCATAATTACCATGAAATCTTGTAGAAGCTGGAGCTACAAAGAAGTCTGTAGATTCTAGCCAGTTAAGCAAAGCAGAAATTCCTTCTCTATGAATTAATTCCTCTGCTTCGGATATGAAAATAGATTTGTTTCTAAGATAATCTGTCATGACCTAAAACTCTCCCTCATTTTATAATTTGTTGGTACTAGAATTGTTCCACCGGGAATTTGCTTAGGCATCAGTTTACCCGGCACTTCCAGACCTATCTTAAAGTCTGTCAGTTTTCTTTTTGTTTGTAGAAATTCAAGTTCTTCTTCGGTTAGTTCTCTTCCAGAATCGTCTAGCAATTCTGCAAGCTGTTTCTTTGCTACATCATCTCCCATTGAGCTTAGAAATAGTAGCTTTGAATTTTCTGGCATACCAGCGCACTTCATATTGTAATACGGTTCAGAAATTGGCTCTAGGTTTTCGTGCGTTACTCTCTCAACATATGCTTTCTGTCTTACAAAATAACCAGTGTCCCAGCAGGATTCAAGTTTCCAACAGCAGAAGTTCTTGTCGTGTACTGTTATTCCTTTCATCTGCTCCGGTGACAAGTCACAGTGTATGCTATCTGTGTCTGCATAGATAAAACCGGGATTGTCTGGGCCGTAGTAGTTGGCCTGTGCCGCTCTGATTGTGAAGTTTCTTGCGTAAGATGTTATTGCAGAACCTATTGGAATATAGCCGGGTTTCTTCTCTTTTTCTATGACGGTGTAGTAGGATAATGAACCGTCTTCTTTTAGATAAGCATACTTAAAAGAGCTGTCTTGACTTGTCGCCATTTTCCCGTATAAGTTATTGAGAAACAGCTTTGCTATTTGTCTTTTCGCGCCTTTGTTGTTCAGCTTCATTTGTTTGTACTTTTCGATGTATTCATCGAATATAGCTAATCTAGCTCTAAAATAACAGCCATCAAGAATCTCAGTGTTGTACAGTTCGTAATGCTCTTGGAACAATTTGTAGTCTGTCTGCGTCATTGTTAGTATAACATAGGCGTCTCTTATCGTTCCATCAAGTTCTTCTATCTTTGAGTAATATCTGCCTGTCTTCTCGCCTTTCTTTTTATAGTATACATCACTTGTTTTTAAGCACTCATTAGGCTTGTATGCTAAGTCGTGTTTGATTTGTATGAATGGCAAATATCCGTCCTTTATCCTGAATTGGGTTTTTATTCTTATGAAGTAATACACGCCATAGTATGGTGATATTCCTTTGTAAGTTGTAGCTTCTTCGGGTATGTAATTCCCCTTCCAGAATGTAGGCTCTCCAACTGGGTACAAATTTCCGCTTTCGCTACTCATCATAGAGGGGTACAAGCTGTTCACATCTGCCGTAGTTCCGTTGTGGTATTTCTTGCAGGATTTTTCTGGTACTAGGTAACACCACCCGCCCCTGTAGCTTTTGCGAACGTAGTCACCAGCAGTTGAAGAACCATATTCATCTTTGTCTATTGGAATCTCATAAAGATTTGGGAACAGTTGTTCATACTGTTTTGGGTCAAATTCGTCTTTGAATTCTTTCATACAGCAAGAACCGATTGTTGATGAATTGTGCCCCTCACTTAGCATAACTTCAAGCGCCTCTTTTACTACAAGAACATCGTTTGCAATGTACTCTTTTTCTTTGTCTGTTATCTCACACCCGGCGTATCTATACCCTTCATATTTCATGTTCAGTTTTTGGTGCTTTGTCTTGAATCCTTTGCCTAATGCCTTTACGGATAGGGGCAAGATTTTTAGGGAATCTCTGAACTCGATATAGTGTACGCCTATTTTAACGGTTATTGAATACCAGTAACCGAGGGAAGAAATCATGTACTTGAACTCTCCGGAGCGCATCTTGTATTTGTCTATCCAAGATAACTCTACTACACCTTCTTTTGGTTTAATAGCCGCTTCTTTTAGTTTAAGTGTTCCGATAAAATAACTTAACCAGAATGAGCCATCAAATTTTAAGTTGTGGTAATAGATTGTTATGTTCCTGTTTAGGCTAACAAGATACTCCCATGTTTCCGCTATGGTGTGAAATATTTTGACATCTTCTGTGCCTATTTCCACAACAGCAGAGGCCCATACTTCTGTGCTAGTTTGACCGTCAAATACAGTTGTCTCAAAGTCTCCAACTAATTTGAGGTCTCTTTGCTGTCTTATATGAGGTCGTCCTCGTAGAAATCAAATGCTCCTGTTTCTTCTAGGCTTTGCATTTGACTTGTTGTAAGAGGGCCGCCGTTTAGCTCATTAGCAAATTCAACAATTAATGCATCAGCTTCGGCTTGGCTTCTTGCAGTATACAAAACAGCTATTTTGTCTATTATCGTGTTTAGATTATACATGTTTTCCGGGTCTGATAGCCACTCATTTACTTCATCTTCACCGTAATGATTTATAGCTGAATTAAGTATATCTCTAAGGCTTTTTAGGTTAGCTGTTCTGCGATATTCGTTTACATCGCTTAGCTTCTTCCCTTCTGGACTTTCTGCTTCGGCTTCTGACAAATTCTCCAGTAATTCGTTTATGTAACTGTTTATTAATTCTCTTCTATTTACTGGTTGCGGTGTTCTTTGATTTTGCTCTACTTCCTTATACAGTTTCTCTGCTTCTGGTGTTCTTATTTGCTCTGCTCTGTATTGCCTTATTCTTTCAAGTTCTCTTCTGCTTGCGTGTTCTCTTATGTATTCCTGAGTTATTTTTTCAGGTATCTTCTTGCCTATCTTTTCACTCAGAAATCCTGCCTTGATAGCTGCTTGGAATCTGCGTCTTAAATTTCTTAACTCTCTTCCAAACTCTTCTTGCAGAGCTGTTAAGCGTCTTTTCTTAGCCATTTTACCACCACCTGAGTATCATATTAAAACAAAACACCGTACAAGTTGTGTACGGTGTTCTGTTTTTGGGATTTAGATTGTATTACACGATAGAGCAGGAAATGAAATACTTGCCGGGAAAGTTCTTGCTTTCAGTCTTATAGCACTCAATCTCGAATGTTTCGTCAGGCGCCTCGGCCTTCATTTCGTCCCAGATTTCTTTGAAAGAGCGGAAGAAGGAAGCAGAACCAGTGTAGAACTTTTCTCCGTTAGGGTCTACCAAAACGTATTTGGTATAGTCCTTATCTCCCTTTGCTTTGTCGTTGTGAATTTCAACGACAGCATACTCCATCGGTTCAATTACCATAGGCTTACCCGGTTCAACAACAGTGTCAAGGCTTGCGGCGTTGCGAATGTCCTTCAGGGCAATGCGCTCTTTGGCGGAAAATTCGCGGCTGGCCTCGATGATTTTAGCAGAGTAGGTGTTTTCCATTTTTGTGTTTCCTTTCTTGTTTTAATTTGTTTTCTGTTTGGTTAATTATTATGCAATGGGCTTGCGGGTTTCAGGATTAAGCTTCTTTGCGTAGGTCAGGAAATCGTCTTCGGAAATTCCATACAGGCAGGTTTCGGTTTCGACATTTACAATGTCAACCAGTTTCACGGTGCTGGTTTCTACCTTTGCCCGTACAGCCTTTTCCCGCGCCTTGGGGTCTTTGAAGGTGTGGCCTAGCGTTACGGTTTCGTTGAATACTTCTGCTGTTACAGTGTCGCAAAGCATTGCGGTGACATTTTCGCTCTGCATGGTGCGCGTGATGTAGGGTTTTCTTGCCATGGTTTTTCTTCCTTTCTTGTTCTAGTTTTGCACTTTTCTTGGTGCATGATTTGGTGTTCCTTCCCTTTCGGGATAAGTAATTATAACATATATTCGCGGGAAATGGAAGTAGGCGTGGTGGATGTTTACAAAATGTTAATAATTGAATGAGGGGCGGTAGTTGCGCCCCTCATTTGGGCGGTTAGGGCAGTTTGTTTTGGCGCTTAAGTTCTGCTCTGAGTTGCTCTTGTTCTAGGAACATGATTGCTTTTTCAGTGTCCCAGCAAATGTCACGATTTTCGCAGTCTGAGCATTCACTTACCATGCAATCGTGGCCTTGCTGTAAGTGCGCCCTGCCCTCGAATAAAATGGTTTTCAGTTTTTCGTAGTAGTCCGGTTTTCTGTCTCTCGCTAGAATACAAATCATAGGGCACGCTCTCCTTTAATGTATTTTTCTTCATAAGCAAGATGTATTATATGCTTAATTGAGCTTACTGTGTAATTATCTGCGAATGCATAGAAGAGTTTAATTTTGGTTATAAATTCATTATAGTCTGCGGCTACGCAGGATACACGATTAACTCCTATTATATCCTTATAAGTCCAATCAATAGTTGCTTCAAAGAAGTGAATATCATATTCCATTTATAGAACACGCTCCCCTTTAACATATTTTACTGTATAATTGGACTTGTCGAAAATTTCAATATTTGTAATTACCAATTCGTCACAGTCGCAATATTGAGATGATACCATTTCAAGAAAAGAGTTAAAATCTTTTGCTTTGCGTTCGATTGTAATAACATACGGAGCTGAATAACTTAAGCGCCTGCGCGTAACTACAAGAGTTGCACGAAAATTAATTACACTGTTTTCCATTTTGTTTACTCCTTAATTTCAAATCTTGCACCAAATGTTGATATACAAGTTTTTTTCCTGCTGATTTCCACAACATCAAAAATAGCGTCTTCAATGTTCCGCGCATCAAAATACCGCTGAGTTGGCGTAAGCAGTTCTCCCTTTGCCACTGGAAATCCTGTGCGATAGTCTATCGCGTCCCTTTTTGCCCTGAAATAGATTGCCATTTTCACCCTTCTTTCGTTTCTATTTTCAGGGGGAAAGGCCGTGTTCCTTGCCCCTATTTTTCATTTGTCACGCGCCAGTTACACGCGGGTATTCGTAACGGTGAGCATAAGTGTGATAAATCAGCTTATCGCCTAACACATACGCGCAGGAGAAGTGCATACAATTTGCGCCTGTAATTCGTAAATCGTGGCCGCCTAACTCTTCCATTTCAGACCTGATGTTACAATAAGCTTTTTCCTTTGCGTAACTTGGGTTTTTGTAGGCGTCCCAAATGGTAGTTATGTTTGTGCGATTGTAACTCCAATTTGCGCCCATTGCCTTTTTGCTGATTTTCATTTCCTTTTCACTCTCTTTCTTTAATTTAGCTCATCCGAGCTTTCACAAAAGCTTTCTTTATGAAAGCCCTTGTGAAAGCCCCGATAGGGGCTTTCTTTATTCTTCTTTCGCACCACGCGGCGGCAGTTCCTTTGCGTACTTGATGAAATCAATCTCACTCATCCCGAAAAGCTTCTCTTCTTTTGTAATGCTTTCAACCTTTGCGAAAGCAAGGCCGGTAATGTTCCAATTCTTTCTGAAATACTTGTCAGCTTTTTCAACAGTGTCATATTCAACAGTAGCGGGAATCGAAAGCTTTTCAACAGTCATGCTTTCCATGTTCACAGCAACCACGTTACAAATGTTGGTTGTGATAGTCCTAGTTACCATTCTTTCTTTCATTTTTGTTTTACTCCTTTTTCTTTAATTTAGCTCTTAAGAGCTTTTGCAAAAGCTTTCTTTTGAAAGCCCTTGCAAAAGCCCGTAACGGGCTTTCATTATATTGACTTCTTTACTTCTTTCATCAAGAAATCCTTAACAGCTTCAACCATATCAAGAAATGCGTTATAGTCTTCAAGCTGTTCTTGCATCCATTCTTTGCTAGATTCATCACATTCTTTCATTTCTTCTTTGAGAGATTCCACGCTACTATTGACGCTGTCAACTTTCCACTTAAGCTGTGCCATAATATCTTCAGCGGCGTCCATCTTTCTCTTGATTTCTTTAAACATTTTCTTGTCCATCCTTTACTCTTTATTGGGGCTTTCCTTGTCCCTTTGTGATTATAATATACACCCTATCGCGTCAAATGTCAACAGTTTTTACCATGTTTTACCAATGACACTTTTTAATGGATACCATGACATTTTCTAATGGTACACGGCTGTACCTGTTAAATAAATAACATTC